GGCACCACGAGCAGTGGGGATTGCGGCGCTGCGCCGCCACAACAGGCCACTATGGCCACCCCACTGCTGGAGGACGTCGGGGGCATTTTGCCCACAGAGAATGGTGGCACACCGCCAAATAGCCATTTTGGCTCCGGCGGCACGCCACCTGAGCAGGTTGTCACGAGCGGCAGTGGACCCGGGCCAGGCGAACCACCTCGCAATGAGTTGGGATACGTAGAGCCGGGCTATGGTAACGACGACATTCATCCTTTAGGCGGCAACGATGCTGATGATTCTGAAATCCGCGCATTGCGCGACGACAGGGTTATCGTGAACGAAGCCGGCATTGGGATTGTTGGTCAGTCTACCGACCCCACGAACAGCAAGCAAGTCGTGGGGGTCGTGTCCTTGCCAGTTACGGATAATCCGAATGTGTATGCGAAGGAGTTGGAGAATATCATCTCCGCGATTGAGAACCGCATTGAGAAGAAACAACGCCCGTTTACAGCTACTTCCCTTGACAAGGAGTTGCTAGGGCGTTTGGTTTCTGCGGCTATCGGCGACAACCCGCGACGAGCTGTCTTTAGCACGAAGCGGGTGGTCACTTGGTGGGAGAACCGTCTGTTGGTTGACCTCAAGTCAGGGAAGTGGGCCGAGCAGAGATTGACTAAGACAGTGGAGGGGCTTTGCCAGCGCATTGACCCGAAGTTCCGCTTGTCATGCGATATCAAGCTTGAGCCTATGCCCGAGGGAAAAGCGCCACGGATGTTGATAGCTGACGGAGACGAGGGCCAGGTTATGGCACTCCTCACCATATGCTGTATTGAAGACCTCATCAAGAAGCACATGCCGAAGAAGACCATCAAGGGGTTAGCGAAGCGCCCAGCCATGGAGCGTCTCGCTGCTGAGCTCCGAGTCCCTGCATCCGCATACTCGAAGACGAAGAAGGCCGGCGGACATGGGTCCGCACCTCCTGGTGGGTCAATTTTTGAGGGGGATGGGTCTGCGTGGGACACTACATGCAGCGCCCGCCTCCGAGATTGTGTCGAGAACCCGGTGATCATGCATGTCGGTTCAATTCTGAAGGCGCTCATGTCAGAGCCGACCTCGTGGATCGATGCCCACTACGACGTTTGTGCTGTCGACAAGTTGACGATGACGTTCAAGAAGAACAACCAGTTCAAGAAGCTCATCATCGATGCTATCCGTCGCAGTGGTCACCGGGGAACCTCCTGTCTCAATTGGTGGGTGAATTTTTGTTGCTGGCATGCGGCCATTTTCCAGATGCCCGAGATTTTCCTTGACCCTGACGTTCGTTACGGGCTGGATCACGCTGGCGTTCTGAGGTGGCTTAGCAGTGGTTTCGAAGGAGACGACAGCATTTTATCAACCACCCCGAAGATTCAGGAGACCGACGAGTTATATGTCACGATTCTCCAGCGTTGGGAACGTTGGGGTTTCAACATGAAAATATTCCTTCGCAAGGACCGCGCCCTCTTTACGGGCTACTATTTGGCATTGGACGACAGTGGACCGACGGGCCTTATGATGCCGGAAGTCGACCGCTGCTTTGCTCGTGCAGGTGTATCCTGCAGTTCCACGATGATTGAGTTCTTCAAGGCCGGCAATCGTGCCGGGTGTAAGTCGATCTCTCGCGCTGCCGCATTGTCGCGCGCTTATGAGTTCGCGGGTTGGGCGCCCACCATTTCCGTCAAGTATCTCCGTTTTTACGAGAGTCTAGGCGGCAGCACCCACGTCGACCGCGACCTGAAGATGCGCACAGTCGGCGATGTCGAGGACTTCGCTGAGTCTGACATTGTCAGTGAGATCAACTTGAAGAACGGTGCCGCGATGAGCTTCGACACCTCAGAGCTTGACCGCCTCAAGGCCACTGGTTTTGAGTGCACGCATGAGGAGTTGTTGGGCTTTAGCGTAAGAGTGTGGGACTATGACCTGCTCAAGGATTGGGAGGGTTTCCGCGAGAGCCTTCCCAGCTCTTGGCGCTCCGCTTAGGCGGGGCTTTCAGCTCGTGAAGACGCGTGGCTGTGTCGATAATTAACCATTAAGCCATTTTGGCCCTTGGTTTTAATTAAAGTCCCAGGGCTCACGGAGGAAATGCCGTGGGTGAGAAGGCGTAGGACCAATGCATTCAAGGGGAAGTTCCGCCCCCCTCTCCGGGTCCCGGGTACCGAAGGGAGATACCCGAAGGAGCCAGCCTTATTCTTGATCCCTGGGCGTGGAGCCCGCCCAGGGGGCAGCATGGCGGATAACCTGTGACGGAGCAGGCCTGAGGTGAAGGCTATGTCGAACGCGGGTTCACCACCGCGTGGGGTTTGGCCACCCTTAATCGGCAGCAGGAGGGGCCCCTCTCCCGCGCATCCCTAAGGGATGTGACCCTGGCACCCAAGCCGTAAGGCGTGGACTGTTGGAAGGGCCCCCAAAGAATGGTTGCGAAGTGACCCAGCACTGCTAGACAAATCTGGGCGTACCTAGTAACAAGAGCACGTTTCCAAGCCCGCCGACCTCTCACGTGGACTATCAAACATTCACGGTAGTCGTTGACCCATTTCCAGTCATGTCGGTTGTGGTGGTTTCTTGAGCACCACCTTTGGAAGCACCAGGAGTTAGTCGCCCTGCCCCGGCGCCGAACGGTTCGTCCGATAGTTTTGGCCGGGATGTGCGGAGCGTGCTCTGGGTACGGGTGGACCGTCGCGTCGGTCGTTTTAGGCTCGTTAAACATTTAGTCAGTTGCCATTTTGGCACACGACGACCTGGGTGAGGATCTGTCCCGCCCAGCATACGTCCGCAACTAATAGACCGTTGCGTCATCGCGATGGCTAAGGGGATCAGGAACAGGAACGTCCTTAAGAGGGCGAAGCTGAAGAAGCGAACGGGCGGCAGACTTTACGGCATCAAACAAGGTGTCGGGAAGATCACTCGGGACGCGTTTCCGACTAAGCGC